GTGTCAGAATAGGGTACCACGTACCGCAAAACAAATTCCCCGATCGGCCGACTTGCGTCCAACCAACCGGGGATTGCGTTACTTTATGGGAACAAATGTTCTGAACAGTAGTTTTGGATTGATTTGTATATACAAAAAGTTTAGTATAGTAGTGCAGGAGGTAATGAAGATGGCAAAAGTAAATAAGCAAATAGCGCAAAAAGCGTATAATGTAGGGCAAAAACCCGATGAAACACTTGAACATTATTATAGAAGATTAGCAAAGACCGCAGATCAACGTTTGGTAAGACTTGAAAGAGCTGCTAATGAAAAGTATTTTGAACCTGCAAAAGATTGGGCCTATGCTTCAGCTATGAGAGATATACATACATGGAACGGCCAAACGGCATCCCGATTTAATACGGCACCGCCAAAGAATCCTGAAAAACTTGTTGCAAAAATTAATGATATAAAGAAGTTTTTGGAATCGCCAACATCAACAAAGGTCGGAATTAAAAACGCTTATATCAAGAAGGTTAATACTTTCAATGAAAGATATGGCACAAATTTAACATGGGATGAACTTGCAAAATATTATGATCGTAAAATTGCCGATAAATTAAGCGCAAAATTTGGTTCAAAAACGGCCCTTAAAATGATTGGAAGAATCCAAGAAAAAATGGATATACTTGGAAAAAGCATTGATGAAATTTCATACCAGGATATAAAAACAGATAATCCCGATATGATTGAATTACAGGTTAAGGAAGCCTTATGGCACAATAAAAAGGACTTAAAACAATTACTTTAGGAGAAACTTTTAATGCGGAACCGGGATAAAATGATTAAGGCATTTGAAGCAAAGGTTCAAGAAATGCCTTATGAATTTGTGCATTATAAAAAATTTGATTATGAAAAATTAAAATACATTCCGTACCTATATACAGCAGGCCAAGGGGAGCGAACAACCTATAATGATGTAATTATCATGATAGATACAGAAACATCAAAAAAGAAGCCCGATACCCCTTATATAGAAAAAGGTAAGCTTAAATATAAAACAGGTGAAAATCATGTTGTTGCATGGACACTTTCAATACGTGCATTTCATCATAATATTTGCACGTTATACGGAAGGAAGCCTTCAACGTTGGCTTCCTGTATGCTTAGAATACATACATATTTAAGAGGGGATAAAACGGTTTTTTATTGCCATAATTTAGGATATGATCATGTTTTTTGTCGTAAGTTTTGGTATAGGTTGTATAGTTTCCCGGAACATCAATTAAACGTGAAACCATATTGCCCGATTTTGATTCAATTTGAAAATGGAATCATATTGAAAGATTCTTTAATCCTGGCACAACGTAAGCTTGAAAAATGGGCTGAAGATTTGGATGTTGAACATAAAAAGCAGGTTGGTAAATGGGAGTATGACAAGATCAGAAACCAAAACACGCATTTGGATTCAGATGAACTTTCTTATATAGAAGGTGATACACTAGCCGGTGTTGAATGCATTGATAAAACAATGGAAACGCTACACAAGAAGATTTATTCAATGCCATTAACGGCAACCGGTGTTCCAAGGGAGCAAACAAGGAAAAGGGGTAAACCCTTCCATGCACATGATGCGTTTTCAAGAATGGCCTTATCCCTGGAACAATATAAGAAGTTTCTTCAGATATTCCATGGAGGTTTTACCCATGGTAACAGGCACTTCGTTAACACGTTGATTCAGGGCTTAATCCAATGCTTTGATTTTGCTTCTTCTTATCCTTATATAATGTGTGCTTTTAAATTTCCAATGGAGAAATTTACACCATTTCAAGATTGCAGCGCAGATTTTATTATTAATAACATGGAAGAAACCGCTTTTGCATTTAAGTTTATAGCGGTTAACATACGCTTAAAATCAGACTTTGAGCCAATGCCATGCTTACAATTTAGTAAGTGCTTAAAAACGATTAATGCTATCCAGGACAACGGAAGAATCCTTTGTGCGAACTACGTTGAAATTTATCTTACAGAATACGATTTGGCCGTTATTAAAGAGATGTACACATGGGATAAGCACATTTGTACGGAAGTTGAAACGGCATATAAAGATTATCTACCCCGATGGTTTACCGATTTTGTATATGAATCCTTTGGAGCAAAGACACAATTAAAAGGTTCTTCCGATGTTGTGCTGTACCAAATCAAGAAGGCTTTGGTTAATTGCCTGTACGGAATGTGCGTCCAGCGCTCTTTATCCCCTGACATTATAGAGGACTATGATACAGGGGAATATATACCACAAGAAATTAAAGACGAGGAAGAAGAATACAACAAGTATTTAAATAAGATTAATACTATCCTTCCTTATCAATGGGGTGTATATGTAACTTCAATAGGATTTTACAATATCCATCAATTGATTAAGTGCTGTAATAAGCCTTACTATTCAGATACCGATTCATGTTATGGATCCGATTGGGATTATAAAAAGGTAAATGCTTATAATGAGGGATGCAAGGCCAAACTTAAAGCGAACGGATACGGCCCTATAATTAAAGATGGAAAAGAATATTGGTTAGGTGTAGCAGAAACGGAAGGTGATAAGGACAAGTATACTGAATTTAAATATATGGGGGCTAAGCGTTATTGCGGCAGGTGTGTAGCAGATGGAAAGCTTCATTTAACTGTCGCAGGTGTTCCAAAGAAAAAAGGCGCTGAATGTTTGGAAGAAGATATTTCAAATTTCACACCGGGCTTTGTGTTTCCGGGAACCAAAACAGGAAAGAAAACACATATATATTTTTATGTACCTGAAATATATACAGATAAGAACGGAAACGAAACAGGCGATTCAATCAGCTTGATTCCATGCGATTATGAATTAGATTGTATTGAGCGATATGATTGGATGGATATGTTTAGTACGGAGGTTGAAGTACAAATTTATGATGAAGAACAATGATATTTTTAATGAAGATTTTGAAGATGGATATTATCACATTGGTAAGGATGTAGAAGATCATCCTGAATGTACAATCTTTATTGTATGGAGCCCAAGAGGCCCAGGTAAAACATATGGCGGTTTAAGATACCCATACACTAAAAACTTTCCTATTATATACATGAAGCGAACTGTTGAAGATGTTAACTTCATATGTGAATATTCCGGGGAAGATGAATTTGATCCTTCACCATGGAAACCATTAAATCGTGACTTTGGAACCAACGTAAAACCAAGGCTTATAAAGAAGGGCATCGGTATCTTCCATGATGTAGATCATGAAGGAAATCCCATTGGAAAACCAAGGGATTTTGTATTGGCTCTTAACAAGATTAAATCAATCAAAGGTATTGATTTGACGGAAGCTGATTGGATGGAGTTTGATGAATTTATTCCCCAAACAGGTGAAATTGTAAGAAGGGCGGAAGGTGAAATGCTTTTAGATTTATATATGACTGTCAATCGTGACCGCCAAAAGAGGGGCAGACCGCCTTTAAAACTTATTTTGTTTGCAAATTCAGAAGAAATATCAACGCCTATTACAAACGCCCTGGAAGTGGTTGATGTAATGGCTGAAATGTTAGCTAAGAAGCTTAGTATATATGTAGATAAGGAAAGAGGTATTTTCCTTCATCATATACTTCCTGGAGAGTTTAAATCAACGGAGATTGACAAAGAAGGTATGTATAAGGCGATGCGGGGCACCGCTTGGGCCCGTAAAGCTTATGAAGGTGAATTTGCAAACAACGATTTTTCAAACGTTTGTGAAATGAGCCTTAAACATATGCGGTGCTTGTATCATGTACATTTTAGAAGTACACATGATATGTATATTTATTTGAATCCTAATACCGGCATGTACTATGCAACTAACGCCAGGGGTAACTTCATCCAAAGCTTTAACTTGGATAAAGAAAACGATCAGAAACGATTCTACTTAGAACACGTTATTGATTTGCGGAATGAATGCATAGAAGATAGATTCAAGTTTAGAAAGTATTCATATTATGATCTGATAATGAATTATAAAAAGTTTTATGAAGTTTAAATTTTGTATTGACAAATGTATATACAAGTAGTATTGTATATACAGGAGGTAGAAAAATATGAATCCAACATTATTTGTTAATATGTTTGATATTGTTGAACATACAAGATTAGAAAAACATCAAAACATGTGGAGTGATATGTTAGAGATGGATTTAATTTATATTTTAAATGATTGGAATTAGGAGGTGATAAAGTGGTAACTAAAACAGAGGTTATTACAATAAGGTGTTCCAAGGAAGAAAAAGAACTTATTGTAAAAGGTGCTGAAGAAGAAAACAAATCAATTTCAAGTTTTATTATCTGTGCAGCATATGACAGAAGAATCAAAAAGGCCATGGAGGTAGAAGATGGGAATTAGCATGAAGCACATTCAACCGGGGGAAGTTTGGATTGCAAAAAGCAGATTCAATGTTGATGTAGTTGAAACAGATGTGATTTGTAAAGTGTTAAAAGTATTTGATGATTCAGTTTTCATCATACGCAAAACACAATTTGGTTTTAAGGACTTGGAACCTGTAAGATACCCGGTAGAACAATTTTTGGAAATGTATCAATATTATGGAAGGATAACGGAACGATGATGATAAAATATATTGAATGTACATGTTCACTTTGCAAAAAGAAATATATTTCTGATAGCATGTATTCAATAGATGTAAGATGCGTAGAACTTGATGAAGATGCATTGGATCAAAGGCACATACTATCACATGAAGAAACATGGGAAATGTGCATGGATTGTAAATCAAAAGTTGTTGACTTTATATACTCATTAATGAAGGAGGGTACAAATGGATAAAGCTAATAATGCGCAGATTTTAAGAGAAATTCAAGAATATGTTAAGCAGAATCCAGAATATTATTTCACACTTCAAGATGTTATAGATGATATTGAAAAGAAAAAGTATTTTGATGTTGAAGTAGAAATGATAGATAGACAGATTAAAAAATTTCCAAAATCTGATCTTGTGATTCCTTCAAATGATTTCTTATGTTGTGGTAAAGGTAATACTAAGATATGTATCAACACTAAGCTTATTAAGGAATATAAAATAAAGGAAGTATCAGATCATGACAGAAATAATTGTTAGAATAACTTGTGGTTTCCTAATCGTTGTTTGTTCAATAGGATGTATTTTATACTTCCTTATTGCAAAGGATTTCATAGAGGATTACATGGAGGATAAAAAGAAGGATGATCAAACTTAGAAAACATTTCATATGTGATGTTTGTAACAGTGAGGTAGAAAATCTTTATAATGTTAGTGTATGCGATTCGAATAATGGTGATCATGAAAATTCCAACATAATTAAATTTGATGTGTGTGAATCATGCATGCGCCACAATGATTTGTATAAACTCATTGAGAGAATGGAAACAATTTTACAAAATATGACAAAGGGAGGAAACAAAAGATGCCACAAGTAAAGTTTAAAGTAATTACCAACTACAAGCTTAACAGCTACCAAATCAAAGCGGAGGAAGAATCTTATTCAAAGTACAACAAGATTTACACTTCCCTGGGTGAATGCATGACAAGCATTTACAAAATCACAAGGGATTTACAGGCCCTTAAGTTAAAGGCGGTGTTTACATTTGAATAAGAATGAAAAGATTCACAAAGGCGTGTTTGTTTCAACTAAAATTGTTGAAACATATGAAGATCACTTTGTTGAAATGTTGGCAAAGGCATTTGAGAAACCGCACTATATCGGAATGGCTATGGAAGCAGAACATGTTCTATTGGATGTTCTAAATGTAAAGCCCGAAGAAGTGCAGGAGCTTCACAAGAAAGCTTTAATCAAACAATCACAAGGTATTGAACTATTGAAAGATAGTATCAATAAGGGGGTACAGGAACAAGTTAAAAACAACGAAGAAACAACGGAGGAACAATCAAATGATCATTAAAGGAAAGTTAATTAAGTGTAAGAGAGAAAAGAAGGAATTTGAAAAAGGCAGGGAAGCAGAAGGCTTATTTGTAACACTTGCAGAAGTTAAGCTTACTGATAAGCAGATGAAAGAGCTTGAAGAAGCTTTTAAGGATGCAGGTAAGAAATTTACACCGGCATGGATTAAGGAATTTGAAGGCTATGTTAACCTTAAAACACAGTACGAACTTCCTTACAGAAACGTAGAAGGTGCAGAATTTGATTCTATTGAAAAGGGAATCGCAGATGGCCTTAAATGGATGAATGCTGAAGTTAAGGTTTCAATCAATGTAAAAGAGGGTGCTATATATCCGAATGCAATTGTTTTCTTATCTGAAGGAACAGCATTCAACGCTTTTGGAGAATTTGACAACGACGAAGAAGATTGATATATTTTAAGTAGGAACTAAAACCCCCGGTTCCGTTTAGTCTTTCTGCTAAGTACCAGGTCAAAGAAAAGGGAAGGTAAGCATGAAAATTGCTTACCTTCTCTTTTTGTGTTACATTGTACTTAGGAAGGAGGTATATACAATGCAGGATTGGTTGAATATGATAACAAACGTCGGTTTTCCTATTGCTTGTTGTTTCTTCTTATTTAAACAACAGGGAGATTTAAACAAAACATTGGGTGAGTTGTCAAACACTCTTACAGGAATTAATGTTCGTTTGGATAATATCGAAGATAGTATTAAAGAATGTAAAAAGAAGGAGGAAAACTAAATGTATGATTTTGCAAAGCTATCACCAAATCATTCAGGGCCCAGAACAAAACCAATTGACCGATTAACCATTCATTGTTTTGTTGGCCAGGTTACATGTGAAAGAATTGGAAAAGAATTTGAAAATCCCAAGAAGAACGCTTCATGTAATTATGGTATAGATAAGGACGGATATATCATTTTAATTGTTGATGAAGCAAACAGATCATGGTGTTCTTCAAATGCTGCAAACGATCAAAGAGCAATCACCATTGAATGTGCTTCAGATTCAACCGCACCTTACAAGTTTAACACTAAGGTGTATCAGTCTTTGATTGATTTAACTGTTGATATTATGAAGCGAAACAAGAAGCACACTTTGGTTTATATCCCGGATAAAGCTAAGGCTTTAAAGTATCAGCCGAAGGAAGGTGAAATGCTTATGACATTTCATAGATGGTTTGCAAACAAGTCATGCCCCGGGGATTGGTTTATGAGTAAGGCAGAGGAATTTAAAAATGAAGTTAACAAACTTTTAAATTCTGAAGCTAAAGTTTCGATTCCTAAAGATGAACCTGTTTACACCATGCCAAAAATCGGTGAAGGTCTTTATGCAATTGCAAGGCGATCAGGAATCAGCTATGCAAAGATTAAGGAACTTAATCCCGATATTAGACCGCCCATGTATTTGGTTAAACTTGGGAAGCAGGTGAGAATCCGATGAAAGCAAGGTTTTGGTATTTTGACAAAAGAAAAAATTCAACAAAGATTCCCGATGGAGCTTATGCTGAAATTGAAGTTAGGCTTAAAGATAATGTAGATATTGATAATCCTGTATTTATAATGCATAACCGGGTAACACGTGTTAATTATATGTATTGGGATGGTTCTTATTATTTCATTGTAGGCCGTAAGTATATAGGTAATGAAACTTTTGAAATTACATGTGAAATTGATGCCCTTGCAACATGTAAAGCACAAATCAAGGAATCAACACAATATGTAACACGTTCAAATGTATCGCCTGATTATTCATTGATTGATAACTTCTATCCTACGTTTCACAAACCTACCATTTATCAAGCTTCAGGAAGCACTATGAATTTATCTTCGAGTGGTTCATACGTATTAATTACCAAATCGGGAAATGGTGTTCAATACTTTGGTTTGACTTCTTCACAATTTAAACAACTATTAAGTACCTTAATGGCTGAGAAACAAGAAGTTTTGTGGGATGTAATTGCCGATGCAGCACAAACACTTTTACCTTCAGTATTGAATGTAATGGACTACATTGTTGCATGTAAATGGGTTCCTTTTCCTGTACAGTCAGGAACCAGTACACAGATTGATTTAGGTTGGTGGCCTACAGGAATTTCTGCCGTAGAATATGCGCCTACACTTGAATATTCCGATACAACGGAATCTTTTTCACTTCATGTAAGAAGCGGTGCAAAGGAATTTATGAATTGTAGCCAATTCCATAGAGTTTCAATCTATGTTCCCGGATGCGGTGAATTTCCTGTTGAAATTGCAAAGTGCAAAAGTTCTTTAAACGTAGCTTACAAAATCGATGCTTTGGGAAATGTTGTCGGGTCCGTTGCTTCAGGTTCGGGCGGAACCTTTGACGTTGTTGCAAGGTTTAGCGGTGCCCTTGGTAAAGATGTTCCTTTGTCACAGTCACAAGGAACGGCATCGGGTGTAGCTAAACTTTCAAGTGGTGTTGGTTCTTTAGTATCAGCAGGAATTGGAATTGCTACAGGCGGAATGAGTAGTGCGGCCGCCGCAGGAATGGCTTTAGGCGGTGCCATGAATATAGGAAGTGGCATTCAATCATCAATTGCAGATATATCAACAAAAGGCGGTGTTGATTCTTATGCACTTCCGCCCTGGGGAACACAAATCATGTGTACTGAAGTAGTTTATGATATACCGACACAACAGCCTAATCTTGTCGGATACCCTTGCATGAAATCTTTAACACTTTCATCCGATGGATATTATCAGATTGCTAATCCGCAGGTTAATTTTGGTGATGATTTACATGTTAAAGATAAAATCATTGAATACATGCAAGGCGGATTTTATATTGAGTAAATCGGCAAATATATTTTAGGTTTTTGCCTGTTTTGGAACAAAAACCCTAAAAATAATTCCGATTTTGACAAAAATAAACATATGTACTATATTTAAATTAGAAGGGCCCAGGGTTCATTAGTCAGGCCGGTGGGCCGAACCTGCTGCGTTGACTACGCTTACACGGCCCTTCTTTTAATTTATTAATTAAGGAGGACAAAAAACATGAATTTAACTGAAATGGTTAAATTGGGGGCTAAAGGTTTTAAGCCCTCAGAAATTAAGAAATTTGAAGAAAGCGGTATTAAGTCAAGTGAGTTAATCGATTTGGCAAATAGTGGTTATACGGCAAGTGAAGTCGATGAGCTGATTAAATCGGCATCCAATGAAACCGATAACAATACCCCTGGTGATGAATCCAATCATGTGCCTGATGATAAGAAGGAAGAAGCGGGGAAGGAAGCCAATGAAGATAAAAATGAAGAAGTTGAAGCCTTAAGAAAACAGCTTAAAGAAAAAGAAGATGAGCTTAAGAAGCTTCAGGATGAAAACGCTTCCAGAGATTTAGGAAAACCTGAGGATGAAAAACCTCATGAAGAAAAATTTAAGGAAGCCTTACGAAACATTTATTAAATAGGAGGAAATTAAAATGGCTCGTAGACTAACAGTAACAGACGGCTACGCTTTAATCAATGCTATGGCCCAAGAAATGTTTGGTGCCAATGCAACAGTTACAGCAACAGATATTTCATCTTTTGCATCCGTAGGTGAAAGTATCCTTGCTTCAGGAACAGAAAACGTTATTAATACTTTGGCTCTTATTTGTTCACGTGATTTAGTGGCAATCAGACCTTACAAAGCAAAGTTTGCTTTGATTGATGCTCTTGATTCCGGTATGTTCTCAAATCGTATAAGAAAGATCTCTTACTACGCAAAGAACGCCACACCAACAGGTGCTTCAAATACACAGCTTTTTGCTGAAAACCTTGGTGAAGGTTTTGATAATGGTGTTCATTATAATACTCAAACTCCACCTGTACAGCAGAGTACAGAATCAATGTGGTTACAGTCCGCACCTGTTGTGTGGCAGGCTGTATTTGGCGGCGCTATTGAATGGCAGTATCCTTATACAATTTATGAAAATGCTTTGAAGCTTGCATTTAGATCACCTGAAGAATGGACACAGTTCTTAAATGGCTTCATGGTTTCATGTGCTAATGACATTGAAACAGAAAAAGAAGCATTTTCAAGAATGGTTGTATTAAACGCAATTGCCGGAACTTATGATTTAACGGCTTCAATGCCTAATTCAGTAAGAAACCTTACAACAATTTTCAATGCAACATACGGAACTTCTTACACCACACAGGTTATTTTGGAACAGCATTTTGAAGAATTACTTGCGGTTCTTGTATCCCAGGTTAAGACCGATTCCGATATGCTTGAAAACAGAAGTATCCTTTATCATTGGAGCCCTGCAAAGACAGTTCACGGAACTTCTTACATACTTCCCAGGGTTACAAAGAAAGCAGATCAGAAAATGTTCATGGTTTCTAAGTTTTGGAATGATGCTGAAGCACGTGTTCTTCCTGCCATCTTCAATGACAGATATTTAAAACTTGAAAACTTTGAAAAGGTTGATTATTGGCAGAACATTAATGAACCTTACAAGATTTCTGTTACACCTGCAATTCCCAATGTAAACAATCCTACACAGCAGGTTGCAGGTAATGCGGTTACACTTAACTGTGTTCTTGGTTGCTTGTTTGATCGTGATGCGATGATGGTTGATTTCCATCTTGAAAGTGCTATTCCTACACCTTTGGAAGCAAGGAAGCATTATAGAACAGTTTGGAATACAATCAACAAGAATCCCTTGAACGACTTCACAGAGAACATGATCATCTACATCATGGCAGATTAATAACATGGCCGGGGCTTTAAACGGCCCCGGCTTTTTACTAGGAGGTTAAAATGTATTACACTCCATTAAATTTTGAAAGCTTAAATGCTATCGCAGGGAAATACAATCCTTCCATGATTAAGGCTTACAATAATGCATCATATGCATATTGGGAAAGAAGCCTTTTTCAAAGAGCCGTTTCAAGAATCAAAACAACACTTCCCGACAATTGGGAAGGTTCAAGAAGGGATTTTCTTTTATATTGCCTTTTAAGACTTGGTTTTGTTTTTGTTTCTTCTAATATTAAGCTTGGTTATTGGTTTAACCCAGGCACACTTTTAGGGATGGATTTTTATTATCAACCGACAGATTTTCTTTTAGCCAATCCAAGAGCCGGCGAACTTGTTGACAATAAAACAAGATATTCCTTGCATACAGAAGGTGAACTACTTAAATTTATGCCCGACTACATGGGTATATTTGACATAATAAGTTATTATGCTGAACGGCTCTCAGAGCTTGATAACGCTATTAATATGAGCATTATTAATAGTAAGTTTGCCTTTTTACTTGGAGCCAAGAACAAAGCGGCTGCTGAAGCCCTTAAAAAGATTCTTGATAAGGTAAACAGGGGTGAGCCTGCTGTAATTGTTGACAGCAATATTTTGAATGATGCAAAGGATCATGATACACCTTTTCAGTTTTTACCTATTCAGGACCTATCCAAAAACTATATTTTGGATAAACAACTTATTGATATGCAGACGATCTTAAACGCTTTTGATGCTGAAATAGGGATCAATACTGTACCTTACCAAAAGGCAGAACGCTTCGTATCAGCCGAAGCTTCTTCAAGGAAGGTTGATTCACAGGCACGAATCCTTACAGCTATTGAATGCCTTCAGTCAAGCGTTAAAGATATAAAGAAACTTTACCCGGATATTAATTTAAACTTTGAATTAAGGGAGGAGGCAGCAGAGAATGGCAACAATGAACCTAACATTGATCGGAATGTATAACTACGACAATTCCCTTTTTGATTCCCTGGAGCTTCCCGAACCTATTTCAAAAGAAGATTTCATTCAAAATCTGCTTTTAAAGTCCGGGGAATTTGAACTTTTATATCCGTCTTTTGATTTTCTAAAGGATATGATTTCTCTTTGGGGCCGTAAATGGAAACCTACTTTTGAAAAATGGGTTAAAGGCCAAGAAGCAGAATGGAACCCGATAGAAAACTATGACAGATACGAAGATTCACATGATGTTGATCACGTAGTCGGAAGCGGTTCCGATACCACAGGCGTTACAGGCGGAGGAACAACAACCGACAATGTATCGGCTTTTGATTCAAACACTTACCAACCAAGTAGCCAATCAATCGCTGATACACATTCAAATTCAACATCAACCACAAGCGCAACCAACGATTCAAACAGAACGCATGATTCACACATTCATGGAAATATCGGTGTTACACAGGCATCCGATATGCTCGCTTCATTTTATGAGATAGCAAAATGGAATTTGCTTGATCACATGGCCGATGTTTTCATTAATGAATTTTGTATTCAAGTTTACTAGGAGGTTTTAAAATGGGATTTTTTAACAAATATCCTTATACGGATTTTCATGAGCTTAACGCAGATTTCATTTTGAACCGAATCAAGAACATTGAAGCCCAAATCGCTACAATTAAAGAAGAAATTGAAGCTGAAATCTTTGCATGGTTTCAGGAACAGATTAAGCCATTTGAAGAACAACTTCAAGCACTTGTACAAGAAGTAGAGGATTTGAAAGATGAAACTGAAGAAACGCTAAGAGCCTACGATGAAAGAATTGATAACTTCATTATTGAAGTAAACAATGCTTTGGCAGGTATTAGGGCCGATTTGGTTGCATCAATCCAGGCGGTTAATGATTTAACCGATCTAAAGATTGAAAATAACAATGTTTGGTTATTAAATGAAATTACACAGAATGTCGGGGACTTGTTCCAGGTTCAGAATCCTTTTACCGGTGAAATAGTAAGCATTCAGTCAATGATTGATTATCTGTCTGCATTCCATATCACCGATTCAATCGACTATGACACCATGGCATCAAGGGGCCTTACATATAACCAATTTGAAGCGTTAAATATTACTTACACAGATTTAACGCTACATGGTAATACACTTTATACATAGGAGGAAAAGTAAATGAGCTTAACACCTAATTATGGCTTTAACATTCCAACGGGTTCGGATGCCGTTAATTTGTTAACGCAGAACTACCCCAACTTTACATCCTTGGATTCAATTCTTAAAACAATTGAACTTACAGGAACTACAACCGCAACTGTTTCAAAAGTTGGTACAGTTTTTCAGCTTGTTAGAACTAATTCAGCACTTAATGTTATCCGCTTTGTCGCAACAGGTAACTATGTAGCAGGTGATACATTCACAGTCGATGGTGTAGCCGTAACCGCAACAAGTGTACAGGGTACTTCCCTTCAAACAGGTGCATTTGTAATAAATCAGTCGGTTATGTGTATTCTTAATCAGAATGTATTAACTGTTTTGGTTGGAGGTTCAGGCACCAACGATGCATCCGATGTTAATTATAATAATACAGGATCAGGACTTCAAGCAACAAATGTACAGGATGCAATCGATGAAGTAAAGGCCGATATACCTTCAATCCCCGCAACTTACGATGCAGATAAAATTGTATATGACAATACAGCTTCAGGACTTCAGGCATCCGATGTACAGGCCGCACTTGATGAGATTGCACAACTTATTTCTACACCGGGAATCAGTTATATTTTCACAACAAACGGAGGCGCACAAACCGCAACACTTTCAAAAGATGGAATTGTTGTTGCTAACTTGTCATTAAATGCAAATACGTACGCTGATGCTTTAATTTCAATAAGAGCTGCAAACGCTCAATGGAGAATCACAACAAATGTTGATGTTACAGTTGACGGAGTAACAACACCTGCAAACACTGAAATATTTGCAATTGCTTACGCTACATCAACAGCTTATTCAGCACTTATTAAAGCTCAATAGAACACATGTTCTACCCATAGCATAACGCAATCCCCGGTTGGTTGGACGCAAGTCGGCCGATCGGGGAATTTGTTTTGCGGTACGTGGTACCCTATTCTGACAC